CGCCCTGGCGCAGCGCGTCGAGGTCGGGGACGATGCAAGAGCTGCTTAGGACGCTTATCGCTGGCCAAGTGCGGCAGTCGGCGGCTCTTGGCGTGCCCAGAGGGGTTCCGAAATGGCGGAAGAGGTGTCCGCTCCTCCGCCGTTTTCTTGGAACATTCGGTCCGCATCTAGCTGTTGTTTCTCACAAATTCCATATGTTCCGTTTGGACGTTATGATAAGCGTTACAAAAATGCAGGTTCGGCGGAGACTTTCATGGCGCGCAACAAGCTGTCAGAAACAAGGATAAAGGCGCTCACAAAGCCTGGCATCTACGGTGACGGGGAGGGCCTTTATCTGCGGGTCCAGAAGGGCGGCAGCAAGAATTGGGTTTTTATATACCGCCGCGGCGAGAAGCGAAACGAAATCGGCCTTGGCGGGTATGGTCAGGGTACGGCTCCTGTGTCCGTGGCTCTCGCCCGAGAGAAGGCGGAGGTGATTCGGCAGCAGCTCGCTCGTGGCGATGATCCGCGCGCTGATCGCATTTCAATCAAGCCGAAGACGTTCAAGGATTGCATGGACGCCTTAATCGAAACGAAGGAATCCGAATGGACGAACGATAAACACGCCGACCAGTGGAGGATGACTCTGCGGGAGTACGCAAAGCCGCTGCACGATATGCCTGTGGCGGATATCGTCATGGGCGACGTCAAGGACTGCCTTCTGCCGCATTGGCACGAGAGGCCAGAGACGGCCGATAGGCTGCGGTCGCGGATCCAGGCTGTGATTGATTACGCAATCGCTCACGAGTGGCGCACAGCGGGTAACCCAGCCCGCTGGAAAGGGTTGCTCGACAAGGTGATGCCTCGCCGACAGAAACTCCAGCGAGGGCACCACGCCGCGCTCGCCTACGTGCAGGCGCCTCAGATGATCGCCAAGCTGAAGGAGTCGTCCGGTACAGCCGCCCGCGCTGTTGAGTTTTTAACACTTACCGCCACCCGTACGCGCGAGGGCAGGGAAGCGCTATTTTCTGAGGTCGACCTTGAGGCGAAGATCTGGACGGTGCCGGCGGAGCGCATGAAGGCTGGGAAGGAGCATATTGTCCCGCTTTGCGACCGTGCCCTTGCAATCGTGGAAATTATGCGCCAGCAGGCGACCGGCCCTTATATGTTTGGCGGGGGGAAACCGGTTTCCAGTACTGCGATGACGAAGGCTCTGCGACTGGCTTCGCCTGACAAGGCCGCGACTCTCCACGGCCTGCGAAGCATGTTTCGTGACTGGGCAGGAGATTGCACAGAGTATCCGCGGGAGGTTGCCGAAGCGGCGCTTGCTCACGCGGTCGGAAACGAGGTTGAGCAAGCTTATCGACGCGGATCTGCGCTGGAGAAGCGCCGATCGCTCATGAATGATTGGGCCAAGTACATTGGTCGCGATGCTGCTCAGACCAACTCCGCCAAGGAGACAACGTGAACTTCCTCGCCGTCAGCTAATTTGCACGGCCAAGTCGCAAGGCGCGCAGACCCTTCACTTCGGACAAGCACCGTGTTGCCCCCGCGCGGGGCGAGGCGCGGGTTCACCCACATCGTCTTTCCGTCGACCCGGACGGCATAGGTCCCACCAACTGCCGGAAGCGCATATCCGCTAGCGAATTGGTCTATCCTGATGGCGTTATTGGTGCCGGATCCCATCACAGGTGCGCCGAGGTTCGGTAACTTCGTCGTGCCAGTGCTGATCTTTGCTTCTTCAGCAAGTTCAGCAATTTGGTCGACGGATATCCCCAGGTAGGCAGCGAGGGCAGGGTACATTACTGGCCGGGGTACAGCACCCTTCTTCCATGTCTGAAGCGCCTGCTGGCTAAAGCCGTACTTGGACGCGAGCTCGCGTTCGGTCAATCCGCTCCTATTGTGCTCATTCACCACCATCTGCGCCAGTCGCGTCCGCTTTTCTTTCATTTTACAGCAACCTATCTTGACAAATTTGTTAAAATAGATTACACAGAAATCATATGGACTGCAACAACCAAATAGAGGAGCCGAAATGGACCCAGCGAATGACAACTACGCCCTGATTTCACTCAGGGACACGTGCCAACTCACGAGTATGTCAAAGACAATGATCCACCGTCTACGCGCCGAAGGACGCTTTCCCGCCGCCGTAGCCCTGGGCGAGAAGCGGATCGCTTTCGTGCGCTCCGAAGTGCACGACTGGATCGGCGGCAGAATTGCCGCTCGCGCTGCCTGACCCTTGTCGCCAGCCGGCGTTCGCCGGTTATCTAAAACACCACCACACAGACAACAGAGCCGACCGGCCCATGCGCCGGCGAGAGGAGGATTCTTGCGCACATTCACCCACGAACCCCGCGCGTTTCGATTGATCCGAGAACGCGAAGCGGCGGCCCCCAGCCGGGTCCGCGGATTCGGCTTGGCCATAGATACGCTCGACGGCTATCCCCACGACGCTCGCCTGCTTGACCACTCGCCCGCACTGTTTCCTGAAAAGGCGGTCCTGACGGAGGGCGCGAAAGGCGACCGGCGCCGCTTTGGGTTCGTTGAATACTGGGCGGAAGGGACGCCGCCCAAGTCCGGCCTCCTTCGATACGTCGGCGACGCGTTCTTCGCGGACCATCGAACGGCGGAGTTCGTGTGGCAAGCCGTCATCGAAAAAATTGAACGGCAGGCAAACGGCCAGTGATGGAGCCGATCATCCTCTCCATACGACCGGCGCCACTGGGCGTCGGTCGCAGAACCGTTGCTCACTTTGATGTCGAGCTCGGTCACGTTCGATTATTCGGCCTTCTGCTTCGCGAGTTCGCTGACGGACGGCGGAGAACGATTGCTCCGAACGCAGCAGGGCGACACGTCGCGACGTTCCATCCGGAAACAGCAGAAAAGATAACGGCCGCAGCGACGGCCGCGTTGGGGGGCCTGACTGCCAATGAACATCGACATTAAAACTGCCGCACGCCTCCTCGGCGGAGAAGCTCGCGGCAACAAGATCATTTGTCCCGGCCCAGGTCACAGCAAGCGCGACAGGTCGCTAAGCGTCACCTTTCTTCCGGATGGCTCTTTCCTCACGAATAGCTTCGCTGGGGATGACTTCCGCGATTGCCGGGACCATGTCAAAACTCGCCTTGGACTCCATGACGACAGCCCGCAACGAATAATTGCGCCGGCAGCGGTTGCGGTTTCTTCCGGCAGCACGGTCGCACGCATCCGAATGCTGAAGCGCCTGTGGGACTCCTGCGTCCCGATTGCCGGCACTTTGGGAGAGCGCTACCTCGCATCTCGTGGCCTTTCATACAGCGGCGACGGCTGGCGCTATCGACCAGCGAGCCGTGCGCTCATCGCCATCATTACGGACGCGGTTAGCGGCGAACCGTGCGGCTATCACGAAACCCTACTTGACGCCGAGGGCCGGAAGGCGGGACGCCTCATGCATGGGCGAGCATCGGGCGGATGCGTGCGCCTGCACGACAGCGAGTCGCTCACCGATCTTGCTATCGCAGAAGGGATCGAAACAGCGTTGGCGACACACCGTGCGCCAATCTGGGCCTGCCTGTCTTCGTCAATTATGAAGGGTTTCCCCATTATCGATGGCGTGCAGTCCCTGACCGTGTTTGCTGACCACGATCGAGCTGGAATCGACGCTGCGAATGCCGTCGGTGAACGGTGGCATGCGGCAGGGCGTGAGGTCACTCTGACCATGCCTGCAGAGCCCGGTAAGGATTTTGCCGACTACGTGGAGGCTGCATAATGGCGGCTATCCCGAAGATCGAAAAGAAGAGCGAGCCAGGCGGCCCACTGCGCAAGCTTGACGCCGCAAATGACAATAGACTGATCAAAATCATCTCGAGCGCCGAGCTCGTTCGCGGCTTTGTTCCGCCCGACTACCACGTCGACGGCGTTGCGCAGAAGGGCTTCATCTACTCGATGACGGCTGCGACCGGCACCGGAAAGACGGCCGTTCTCCTGCTGATTTCCTCCTTGACGGCTCAGGGCGGATTCATGTCGGACAGAGAGGTTGCCAAAGGTCGCGTCGTGTACTTTGCAGGCGAGAACCCAGACGACGTGACCATGCGGTGGATTGGCATGGCCCATGAAACCGGCTTCAGTCTCGACGATATTGATGTGCATTTCATCAAAGATCGCTTCAGCGTTCCCGATGCCTTGGCGGCCATCCGAACTCAGGTCGAAGCACTGGGAGGTGCCGATCTCGTCGTCGTGGACACGTCGGCTGCCTACTTCCATGGCACAGACGAAAATGGGAACACCGAGCTTGGCAAGCACGCGCGCGACCTGCGGATGCTCACTACGCTACCGGGCCGCCCGTGCGTGATGGTTGCATGCCATCCCACGAAAAACGCAGGATCCGACAATCTACTTCCGCGAGGCGGCGGCGCCTTCATTGCGGAGGTGGATGGAAATTTAACCCTGGCGAAGTCGGACGGCACTATCAAGCTCCACTGGCAAGGAAAGCATCGTGGCCCCGACTTCGACCCGCTCATCATCGAACTGAAGACGATCACAGCGCCCGCCTTGGTCGACAGCAAAGGTCGGCCAATTCCGACCGTCATGGCACAGGCTCTTTCCAGCGGGGAAGCCCGGTCACGGGCCGCGGCGCAGCGTCGGGATGAAGACGGCGTGCTGCTGCAGATTGAACGCAATGCCGGCCAGTCACTCTCCGACATCGCCGAGGCATTGGGCTGGCGACGTGAAGACGGCGGCGTTCATAAAGACCGGGCGCGGCGCGCCACGGACAAATTGAAGACATCGAAGTTGCTGAAATATGAGGGGCGCCGCTGGATAATAACTCCGGCTGGTTTCGACGCTCTCACGGACATTCGTGCGGAGCGCCACCGCGAAACGCAGGCCGCACAATCGGCCGCCAGGATCGTGCGCAAGCAAGTTTCGCGCGCGCACGACGACGATGAAGATTGACGCCGTCGTGCGGTAATCGTGCAAGCGCACGAATGCCCCGCACGATCTGTGAAAAAACAGAAGATTAGGTAGCAAAAACAAAGGCGTGCGGGCGCACGATTTCTCGATCAAAAACACACCCGAACGATGGGGGGACATCAGTCCCCATCATCGTGCGTGCGGACATATTCCCATAGGGCGCACGACCGCACGACACATCACGCAGGAAAAGGAGGACCAACTTGCTCTCGGCAACTTCATCAATCCAAACGGCCGACATGATCGCGCCGCGAGACCACCGACGCCGCGGGGAACACTATCGTCGACTGCTCGTCGATGCGCACCGAACCATCGAGATACTGCAGGGGAAAATCAAAGAACTGGAGGCCGCCTGCGACAAGGCACACTGCGAAAAGGAATACGCCTTGTCGCTGTGCGTGACGCGAACCGTGGCTGAGGAGGCTCGCCTGGCCTCCTTCTGCCTTGCTCGCGAGAAAGCCGCGCTCCTGATGGAATTCCCAGCAGGCGTGCCCAATCAAGCGTCAGAAGATATCCGCGCCATTCCCGACCCGAAGCCGAAGTGGACGGCAGCATGAAAGCAAATGACCTTATCGAGGAGAAGGAGAACCGTGTCTTGAGCAGAACAGCAGCCAACGACAATAAACCGCGCATGGCATTTCGCGGGGAGTGGGTTGGAGACACATTCTGGCCGGAGTCGTCACAAGCTAGGCTCGACAAGGATGAAGTTGAGGCGAAGCGGAAGGCCGAGAAACTAGCGATACATAAGGAGCGGGCGAGACTGGCGATAAGGATGAAGATCGGCAAAGACTGGGACGGCAAGGCAGACAACGACAATCCGTCGCTACCGATCATCAAGGCACTTCTAGCTGATGGGAACCACGATTTGTTGCCCGCTCTGCTGCTCTACCGCCGACTAGAGGCCGCAGTCAGCAGTGAAGCCCAGCTTGTCGGTAATGCGGTGGGCTTGGAGCCGCTGCAAGTCGAGCAGGACTTGTGGATCGACGAGAAAACAGGCAAGGCGATGCGGAAAGGCGCCAAGGGCACGAAGAAGAAGGATGCGCTGCCGTGGAGCGCGAAGGCTAGCGATCCGTTGAAGTGGTGCCGCACGAAGCCCTTGCCATCGGCCGTACCGACCAGGTGGGGCGGGGACGGTCACGTGATTGCGAAGATCGACGCTGTCCCACTGCTACAGGAGCTCCGGGCACTGCTAGGACCGCTAGTCGAGCCGTTCGAGGCAGCGGCTCTACATGGCGCTACACTAGAGCGGGTGGGAATGTTGGCCAAAGCAACCAGTTCACGATCGGCTATGGCAGTTGGCCGGTCGGTTGTCCATTTAGCCTTGTCGGTGATCCGTGATCGCGCAGGTCCGATCACCTACGACGACGTCAAGGATCTCGTCGCGTAAAGGAATTCGGCAGCTCTTGCGCGATGGAAGCCGGACAACTATGTGTAGTGTCAGCTCGGAACAGCCGCGTGCTTGAGGGGGGCCTCCAGGGCTGTTATTAAACAGGAAATTCCCTCAATCAAAGTCTGGCGCGTGGGTCGCGGCTCCACAAGGGCTTCCACGCAGAGAATAGGAGTTGCGTATGAACGCTTCTTTGCTTCTCGAAGCCAGTCAGTCGACGAAGTCGTTTCGATTGAAGTTTGATCTTAAGATCAGCATGGCTTCAATTTTCGCGTTTCTTCGCGGACTGTGATGCGAAAGCCCTCTTGTTTTCGGACAGGAGGGCTTTCTTTTAAACGGTGTAGTTGAAGTAACGGCCTTCACCATAGTCGTAGATCTGGACACTGTTGCCGTTCACACTGCCCGTGAAGTGATTTCCACTATCATAATCGTAGCCGTTAAAATTTCGACCGCTGATGCTGAGCTGGACACGAGCACCCACGCCGTAGTGATAAAATCCACCTCCATCGGCTGACACGTGAGCGTCGGCGTCATAGTCATATCCGCCGCCAGCGCCATTGCTAGAGAAAGCCGTATTACGGGCAGCCTCGTAGCTATAAATGTTGCCATTCGGCCGACCACCACTGCGCGCAACAGCAGCATGCGCAATCGATCTGCGAACTTCTTCCTTCATTGCCGTATCCCGTCAAACGTTGGACGGCGACATTAAGTCATAGAATCGGTATTATCGCAATATATGGCGTTAGTTCTTCTAACGTTCTCCCTACATATTGTGTTTCGCAGCTTCAGCACTGTAGAAGCTTGCGAGCTGCGCCACGGATGGCAACCGCGCATCTGGTGCGCAGCAATTATCTGTTTCATCCGGTAACAATCATACAGCTTTCAAAAGGCCGCCACGGAGCGGCCTTACCCCATTTGGGGCGCTGCCGAACCGCGGACGTTCAACCTCGCGAGGATCGCCGGGACTGCCCCAATCACTATTGCTTCGGCGCGCTCCTCCTCTCGCGACGAGGCGATCGCGCGGCCGGCTCCCTGTAATGGGTTGAGCTGGCCGCTTCTGAATCTGGTCGTTTTGAACTCAGCCAATTAACCCAAAGTGGTGTCGTTTCTGCTCGCGTGTGGTGTGCTATATTTCAACCGTTTTAGTTGGCTGGGGCGGGAGGAAATCGTGCGGAACAGTGTCTTCGGTGCATTTCTGACAGTTGTCTTGGTGGCTTCCTGCAGCCCCGCTCCGGAGCAAAGGGCTGCTTCGGACAATCTTACCGTCGCTCGATCAACTAGGGTGACTGAGATACCGTTCGGCTATTTTGTTTCGACCACGTGGAGGATATGCGAGGGGGAATTGGAGCATCAACTCGAATGTGACAACACCCCCGGCTATGAACATCAGGAGTTCGTCGACTGCTATCGCGTGAATAGTTGGGCAGCGAGGCAGTGCTCACGGCGCGGTGATCCATACTTTCTCGTCGAGCACGTTCGAAAAAGGAGTGCGCGCCGTTGCGGCTTCCACATTCAGGATGTGAACTGTCTGAGGCGGGTAAATCTTCGACCCGGAACAGCATCTGTCCAACCTTGAGGTATAGAGATCGCGTAGCTGCGGTGTGGAACCTGCCCCCATCGGCCTACCACCGCTGGTACGGCCTCAAGGTCTGGCAAGACGCGCGGCACGTGCAGCTATCGAGGCAACCACTTTGTGAACGCTGTCTCCACTCGGAGATCGTCACAGAAGCAACGGTCGTGAACCATCGCACTCCTCATCGAGGAAATTGGGAACTGTTCATCGATCCCGACAATCATGAGAGCGTGTGCCAGCCGCACCACGATGGTCTTATCCAGCGCGAGGAGAAGCGTGGTCATGTCATCGGCTGCGACATCGACGGCCGACCGATCGACCCTGCACACCCATGGAACAGGGCCGGAGGGGGTGGGTGACGAGCTCTGGCGGTTCAGCCGCCGCACCCGCGCCCCACCTCCGTACGCACTGCGAGCAAATTTGAAGAGGGGGGATGTTCGCCATCCCCGTAGGGGATGAGCATGTCGGATGTTTATTTGGACGAGCCAGACTGGTTCGGGCTGTATCCTGAGCACGGTGATGCTGAGGAGGCAGGCCGGCAGTGGACTGCAGTGATGGCAGATCTGCACGCAGCCGGCACTATCGCTGACGCGAACGGGCACACTGTTCGGCGCCTCGTTGAATTTAGGGTGCAGTACTGGAAGGCCGCCAAGCACGTCGCCGAGCACGGCGCAATTCTGGCGGGCAACAAGCGCGCCAAGATCGGGCAGTGGAATCCGTATTGGTCTGCAATGCAGCACGCCGACGCTCGGATAGTCGTTCTCGAGGCTAAGCTTGGTCTAGACCCGCTGAGCCGCGGCAAGGCAACGAAGGTGGCTCGTGGCAAAAAGAAATCTCGCGCGGCCGACGCGTACCTCAAGCCCGCAACTGACTGACCCCACCACGCAGTACGCTCAGAATGTTTTGGCTGGCAAGATCATTGCCGGCGAGCACCAAATGGCGGCCGCAGAGCGGCACTTGAAGGATCTGCGGGAGGGCCAGAAGCGCGGCCTCCACTGGAGCCCGAAAGACGCTGCTCGAGCGATCGAATTCCCGCCTGCCGTTCTCTCGGTCACGGCCGGCGCTGCTGAAGGCAAGCCATTCAACCTTCTGCCGTGGCAGGTTTTCTGCACAGGAAGCCTGTTCGGCTGGCGCAAGGATAGTGGTCGGATGCGTTTCCGCTCAGCCTGGGTGGAGACTGGTAAGGGCCAGGCGAAATCGCCTTGGATGGCCGCCACCGGGCTATACATGGGTGGCTGGTATGGCGTGAAGCGCGCCGAGGTGTATTCGATCGGCCAAGACCGAGCTACGGCCAACGTCCTCTTCAAGGACGCCGTTGCAATGTGTCGGGCGCCCATCCCGGGCGGCGAAGAGGACGATGAGGATTCGCTCGTATCACGCGGCGATGTGATCATCCGCGGCGAGGGCGACAACGCCTGGAAGATCGAGTTCCCCGAGATCGGCGGCAAGTTTCAGTCCCTCGCAAACGGTCAGGCCATTTCCGGCCCGCGCCCGATAATGGTCGCGGCGGACGAAATTCACGAATTCCGCACCAACGACTCTATCGAGACATGGAAGCGTGCAATTGCGAAAATGCCTGGCGACGGCCTGATGCTGTTGGGCACCAACACGCCAGCGGCCACCCAGATCGTCGGCACGGACTATTCGGAATTCTACCAGAAGGTTGCGACAGGCGAGGTTCACGACGACGAAGCGTTCGCCTTTATTTGCCGTGTCGACAAGGCTGATCGCGATACGGTCTTTGACAATGAGGCCGTTTGGAAGAAATCACTGCCGGCTCTTGGCGTGACCTTTCCGGTTGAGAACATCCGCGGCGAAGTCAACACGGCTCGCGTGCTCCTCTCTACGGCCTTTTCGGTCAAGCGCCTTTATTTCGGTATCCCAATCGGGGCCGCCGATTTCTGGATCGCAGAAGATGCATGGTCTGCCGTTCAGGGGCGGGTTGATTCCGAGAGGCAGCGTGGCCGGAAATGCTGGTTGTCTCTCGATCTCAGCGACAAGAACGACCTTACTGCCCTCACGGCAGTATGGGCGGACGAGCGCGGCCACCTTTACGCGAAGACCTGGTACTGGACCACGAAGCAGGGCCTGGCTGAACGATCTCTTTCCGACAATGCAAAATATGTCGAGTGGTCCGAGGATCCGGAAGTGGATCTAACCGCTGTGCCTGGTGCCGTTATCGACAAGACTTTCGTGGCCGCTGAGGTCAAGGAGCTTTGCTCGGAGCACGACGTTGAGTTTCTCGCGTTCGACCCGGCAGGCATGGCTGACTTTATCGGCGCATGCGAGCAAATCGGATTTCCCGTCTGGAAGTACGAGGGCCCGGATAAACCTGAAGGGCAGGGCCTCAAGCTTGTGGCTCATGGTCAAGGCAAACGAGTCTCGTTCGAAGACCGCGCGCTTTGTATGCCGCGAGCGATTGAGCGCCTTGAGGATCGCATCTTGGAACGGTCGATCACGATCGACTCCTCGCCTGTCACGTATATGTGCGCCGGAAACGCGCTCGTCGATGCCGACGGCCAGGGGAATCGCGCTTTTGACAAGAAGCGTTCTCGTGGTCGCATCGACGGGCTCGTAACGATCGCTATGGCGACATGCGCCGCGGCAGATGGCCTCCCGGGTGCGATCCCGCAGGCTACGTCGGCGTGGGACGATCCATCATTTTCACTAGCGGATTTGGGAGCATTCTGAATGCGATGGCCATTTACACGAAGGAATGCGCCTGTATTGCGCTCAAATGTCGAAAATCCGACGATACCAGTCAGCGCTGAAAACTTTCTCGCATACTTCGGCATTCAATCTGCAAATCTGCCGGCTGTCACGATCGACAGTGCGCTGAGCGTCCCAGCAGTTTGGGCTGCGGTTGCTTTCCTGTCGCGAACGCTTGCCGCCCTCCCGCGCCACGCCTACCGAGACGGCAAGGGTGGCGCAAAACGCATCGGAGGCAAGCTCGAGACGGTTGTGAATGCCGCTCCTAACGATGCGCTCGGCTCGTTTGCGTTTTGGCAATGGTTTTGGCAGCAGGTGTTCACTGGCGGCCGCGGCCTCGCTTACATCGAGCGAACTCCCCAGGGTATCGACTCGCTTTGGCCGATGGACCCGGCCAAGACCACGATAAAACGCGTTGGCCTGACGGTCACATACGAGTTTGAGGGCAAGACATACGATGCCGCCGATGTCATCGACGTCCCCTTTATGCGCCGCAGTTGCGGTCTGAGGCACTATGGCCCAATCAACATGGCTTCGAAGGCTATACAGCTTGCCCTTGCCATGAATGATTACGGCTCCAACTTTTTCTCAGGCGGAGGAGTTCCTCCGCTCGCTCTGGTTGGTCCGTTGCCGCAGGGGGCTGATGCGCTGAAGCGAGCGCACGAGGACATCAAACGCGCGATAGGCGCGGCCAAATCCAGCAGCAGCCAGATTTTTCCCATCCCTCCCGGCAACGAGCTGAAGCCCGTCGGCATGGATCCCGCCAAGGGGCAAATGGTTGAAGCGCGCCGATTCCAAGTGGAAGAAATCGCAAGATCCTACCAGTTGCCGCCTGTTTTTCTGCAGGATCTGACGCATGGCACGATGGCGAATACCGAACAGCAAAATCTCATGCTGGTTCAGCATCTCATCGGCCAGTGGGCAAAGGCTCTGGAAGATGAGCTAAATCTCAAGTTCTTCGGCCGAAGCGGCGGCAACCGTTACATTGCGCACGTTCTCGATGGATTGATGCGCGGCGATTTCCTTTCGCGCATGGATGGCCTGGCGAAGGCAGTACAGAACGCGCTGCTGACCCCCAATGAGGCCAGAGCTCTGGAAAACAGGGAAGCAAAGCCGCATGGCGATGATCTGTTCCTCCAGGGCGCAACCGCGCCGCTCGGAACGGCGACTTACGGGCAGCAGAACAAGGCTGGAGCGCCAGAGCCGCCAGCCAACGATAACAAATCCGATGATGAGGCCGACGCCGCATGACCACCAACATTGAAAAGCGCGCATGCGGCCTTGGTGTCGAGGTTCGCGCGGATAGCGCAAAGCGAACTCTGGTCGGTTATGCCGCAAAGTTCGATCGTGTGGCGAGCATCGGCGGCTACTTCGATGAGAAGATCGCCCCAGGTGCTTTTGCGGACGCCATCAAAGGCGACATTCGAGCTCTGGTCGATCACGATCCCGGCCGCGTGATTGGCCGTACGAAGAGCGGCACGCTCCGCCTTCAGGAAGATGAGGTCGGACTGCTCGCGGAAATCGATGTCCCGAACACAAGTGATGGCAACGACCTGTGGGAGTTGGTGTCCAGACAGGACATTTCTGGGATGAGTTTCGGTTTTAGGGTCACCAAGGAAACTTGGGATGAAAGCGGCGCGACGCCTGTCCGCACCATCGAAAAACTTGAACTGCACGAAGTGTCGGCGGTGGCGTGGCCTGCATACGAAGACACCACTATCGGCCTTCGCTCGCTTGAGGCGGCGAGGGCGGAAGGCGGTGCCGCCCACAACGCAGCAGCCGCGAGCAGGCGTGTAGCCGAGAAGCGAGCGGCTATGGAACAGCGAATTCGGGGCATCCGGCAGGCGGCTTCGTAGTCCACCCGGCGTAGCCGGAGGGCAGGGCCATCCTGCCATTTTTATCCAAACGGCTCGCATTCGCGGGCCTTTTTCATATGGAGAAATGAATGTCCCTCAAGGAACTGAATGAAAAGCGCGGCAAGCTCGTACACGACGCCCGCGAAGCGCTCGACGCGATCAAGGCCAACACAGACGAGGCCCGCGCCGGCGAGCTCGATGCTCGCCACGACACGATCATGGCTGAGTTTGACAAGCTCGAAAAGCTGATCGAACGCGAGCAGAAACTTGCCGAAATTGAGCGTCGTACCGCCGAAGAGCGCGCACGTAACCGCCCGAACGGCGGCGACGGCGAAGCCCGCGGCCAGGACGACGAGGGTGGAAAGCTCGAATATCGCCACGTCTTCGCGAAGGTCGTATGTGGTGTCAATCCGTCAGATCTCGAGGCCGAAGAGCGCGCGGTCCTGAAGGCTGGCATGACGAAATTTGAGTCGCGTGCTCAAACTGCAGGCACAGCCAGCGCCGGCGGTTACACGGTTCCGACGGAACTGATGAACCAGATCGATCGGGCAATGGCGGCCTGGGGCCCGATGTATAACTCGGACGTGTGCACTGTCATCACGACGGGCAGTGGCAATCCGCTCAAACTGCCTACCGTTGACGACACGGCCGTCACTGCCGGGGCTCACACCGAAGGCACCGCACTGACCGATGACGGCGGCAAGGATGTCACGTTCGGGCAGAAGTCTCTGGACGCGTATTCCTTCGACACGGAATTCGTGAAGTGGTCGTGGGAGCTCGACATGGACTCGATCTTCAGCATGGAAGCCCTGTTGGGCGACCTGCTGGGCGAGCGTCTGGCCCGCATTGCCAACCTGCAGCTTACGACCGGCACCGGTTCAAGCGCACCGAACGGCATTGTTACCGGATCGTCCCTTGGCGTTACTGCCGCGGCAACGACTGCAATCACCTGGGATGAAATCATTGATCTCGAGCACTCCGTGGACCCGGCCTATCGCCAGTCGCCGAAGGCGGGCTACATGTTCAATGACGGCACCCTGAAGGCCGTCAGAAAATTGAAAGACGGAGATGGGAATTATCTCTGGCAACAGGGCAACGTGCAGGCGGGCATCCCGGCTTCGTTCAACGGCCGTCGCTATCACATCAACCAAGCGATGGACTCCCTTGCCGCCGCAAAGAAGGTCATGCTCTTCGGCGACCTTGGCAAGTTTTACGTCCGCAAGGTCGGCGCCCCTGTCGTTGGTGTGATGCGCGAGCGCTTTTGGCCAGACATGGGTATCGCTGGTTTGATCCGCTTCGATGGCGAGATCGGCCAGTCCGGCGCCATCAAGCACCTCATCACGGCTGCTGCCTAACATTGGACGGCGGGCTTCGGCCCGCCTCCTCTTCAAGGAAGAGAATATGAAAATCAGAATGTTGGTCGGCTTGGCTGGCAGCGAATACTCGATCGGCCCCGGTGACGAGCGCGAGTTTCCCGACAAAGAAGCAATTCGGCTGATCGACGCTGGTTACGCAGTGCCTGTTGCCGAAAAGGCGGCAGAGCGCGCTGTCGCAGAGCCGGCACTCGAACGCCGCGGCAAGAAGGGCAAGGCTGATGTGGTATCCAACTCGGGTAACGACTCCGGCGACAAGTGAGCCGGTCACGACCGCAGACGCAAAGCGTCGTCTGCGCATAGATTTTAGTGACGACGACGCCGACATCGACTTGATGATCGAATCGGCGCGGGATCACGCTGAGAAATACTGCAACACGCGTTTCGCGACACAAACCGTTGAAATGAAGTGCGACGGTTTCTGCGATCTCGAGCGGTTGCCGGAGGCGCCAATTTCGTCGGTCACGTCCATCTCGTATGTCGACGCCGACGGCGCTACGCAGACGCTAGCGACCAGCGTTTACGAACTGCGGAACGACGACCTAGAGGCGGCGATCGTCACCAAATACGGCCAGCAGTGGCCAGCGATCCAGCCTGGCTCGCGCATCACCGTGACTGCGGTTGTCGGTTACGCAGATGCGCCTGCGGCCGTGAAGCACGCGATCCTGCTGTTTATCGCTGACGCCTACGAGGTTCGCGAGAACGCAAAAATTGACGATTGGACGGCGTTTGACGCGCTGCTGACAAATTATAGACGCGGCGCGTAGGCCGCAGAGGGATTCATATGGCGGATATAGTAGTCACACCGAGCGCGATCCTCGCGGGCAGCAATTCCGCGCAGGTGCACGGCACAGCGGGTGAGACAATCGTGGCCGGCAAGGCCGTGTATCAATCCACGAAAAAGTGGATGTTGGCAGATTCGAATTCGGCAACCGCAGCCGCTCGCCAGGCTGGCGGTGTCGCTCTGAACGGTGCGAGCGACGGACAGCCGATCACGATTCACAAGAGCGGAGACCTGACCGTCGGCGCGGTCCTAACTGCTGGACAGGCCGTATATCTCAGCGACACGCCGGGTGGCTTGGCGCCGCTAGCGGATGTCGGCGCTGGAGAGTACGTCTGCCTCATCGGCCTTGCGAAGTCGACGAGCGTTCTCGCCGTCGACATACAGTTCCCGAACGTCGCGCTCTAATGGCTTGGGTCCGCTTTTTGGCGGACTTTGACTTCAAGCCAAAGCCACCTGTTACGCTCGCCTTCAAGGCGGGCGTCGTGCGGAACGTCACGCGCGCTTGCGCGGCCGCAGCTATTGCGGCTGGCAGGGCTGAACCCACGGAAAGGCCGACAAATGACCGCAGGCAAGCTTCGCGCGTTGCTGCACTTTCAGCGGCGCACCGTCGGTGATGACGGATACGGCAATGAGGTTGTGGGAGACTTCGCGACCGTCTTCACAGATCCAGCCGAGATCATCCCGCGCATGGGCTCAGAGGCTGTCATGGGCGCTCGTTTGCACGGCTTGCAACCGGTTACGATTCGCGTGAGGTCTCATGTCGCCACGCGCGCCGTGGACTCCGCCTGGCGCGCAGTTGACGCGCGATCTGGCGCCGAATACGCCATTACTTCTCCGCCAGTGAATACCGATCAGAAAAATCGTTACATCGAGGTGATGGCGACGATCGGCACGCAGGCGGCGGCATGAGTTCGAAGGTTATTGGGCTCGATCGACTCAACAGGAAGCTTGCGCTTCTGCCGATAGCGGCGCGCAGGCGGATACGCGAGGCGATGCAGCAAGGTGCCGACGAAATAGTCGCCATGATGAGGGCGCTAGTCCCGACAGATAGCGGCGACCTAAAAAACAGCATTGACTGGACTTGGGGCACCGCCCCCAAAGGCGCGCTGACGATAGCTACTGTGCGTGGCCAAGGCATGCGCAATACAGGCAGCGAGAACACGATCACGATCTATGCCGGCAACGCTGACGCTTATTACGCGCGCTTCGTGGAATTCGGCACGGCAGCGCACACTGCTGGCGGCATGTTCGCTGGTGCAACGATACCAGCAATCGCGGCATCGCCATTCTTCTTTGTGAGTTTCAGGGCCAACCGCAAGCGCGTCAAAAGTCGCATCACTCGCGCCGTCAACAAATCCGCTAAAGAAGTGGCAGCAGGAGGCGGCTAGTGGATCCGACTTATGAACTAACGGCCGCAGTAATATCGCGCTTGAAGGCTGACCCGACGGTTGCGTCATTCGTCGGCTCTCGCGTCTATAACCGGCCTCCAGACGGTGCCCTGACGCCGCCATATATCTCGATGGGTCCGTCTGACGCTCTGACGGACGACGCAGACTGCATAGACGGCCTAGAGGTGACCATGCAGATTGATTGCTGGTCGTGGGGGAGCAGAGAGGCGTTCAGCGATGCCCAGGTCCGCAAACTTTCCGGCGCCGTCCGTGCCTCGCTGCACGAGGCTGAAATTTCTCTTCCTACCAATGCGCTGGCGAGCATTCGCCACCGCATCACGCGATACCAGCGCGAAAGCGACGGTGTGACCAATCGCGCGATAATCAGCGTTACGGCGCTTCTCGAAGTCAACTAGCGGCACGCCGCACCCACCATTACAATTTGGAGATTACGACATGGCTCAGCCTGTAACGGCTCGCTTTGGCAAATTCCGCGTGCTGCTCGACCTTGCAGGCACCGGCACCTACACCGCGCCTTGCGGGTTCACCTCTAAGTCGCTGACGCTTTCGAAGTCGCTTTCCGAAGTTGCGCTCCCCGATTGCGATGACCCTGATGCGCCGATCACGCTCGGCCGAGACGTTGAGAGCATTTCGGCGTCGGTCTCCGGCGAGGGTGTTCTCGCTGCATCCGCTGTCGAGACCTGGCTTGACGCCTACGAAAGCGTCAATTCGGTTGCCGTCAAGGTGGAAATCGAGTTTTCGACGGGAACGGTTACTTGGACTGGCTCCATGCACGTTGAATCGCTCGAAATCGGCGCGGAGCAGGGCGGTCGCGTCACTCTCAATGTGTCGATGCAGTCCGACGGCGCGCTGGTTCGCACGGATACGTTCTAATGGGCCGCGACGCCGCGATTGACCTAGACTGGGCGGACGGCACATACCGCTTTGCGCTCCGCTGGGGGCAACTCGCAGAGCTCCAAGAAAAGACAGATGCGGGGCCATACGTGGTCCTGCATCGCCTGCATTCGCACCAGTGGCGCGTTGAAGATATCTCGAACGTTATCCGCCTAGGGCTAATCGGCGGCGGCATGGAGCCGGCCGCCGCGCTCAGAAAGGTGCGCGCCTACGTCGAGGCGAGGCCACCACTCGAGAACCACCCCTATGCGATTGCCGTTCTGTCTGCCGGCCTCCTTGGAGCGCCTGAGGAGCCGGTGGGGGAGCCGGAGGCGCCAATTCCAGAAGCAGCGTAGATGACTTGCCTAACGGCAAGTGGCGCTTTGCTTCTATTTACGGAGTTGGCGCCGCAATGGGATTCACGCCGCAGCAAGTAAACGAGATGTCAATGTGGCAGTTCATGGCTGCGTTTGATGGGCACGTCAGGGCGAATGGCGGCGGTGAAGACAAGATGTCGAGCGCAGAAGCAGACGATCTGTGGAAGTGGATGCAGTCGAAGGACGATGCCGACAGCGGGATTTAGGCCCTGCCGTATACCTCGGCGCATTCCTTCGCCGATATCGTTTCGCGCTTCGCAGCATGCTCCTTGGTGACGAAGTCGGATATGCCTTCAACCGCATATCCGGCCAACATCTCTGGGACTCCGGCACCCAAGAGTGCCTGCTTCAGTTCATCCAGAGCCTCGCGGTACTCATGCGTCGGCCCACACATGTAAGCGGGGCCAATTCGCTTCATCGCGTCTTCAATCTCGTTGGCTGAAGCGCCAGCCGGCAATATCGCCGCGACTGCGGCCAGAACAGTCTTCTTCATGCCGCCCCCAGGGTCGTGCGTGGATCAATTATAAGGCGCAAAGCGAATGGCTGCAACCGATCTCGAACGCCTCGTCGTCCAGTTGAGTGCCGACCTCAAGGGATACCAGAATTCACTAAGCAAGGCGCGAGGCATTACCAATCGCCAGATGGGGCAAATCCAGAAGCAGGCCGCGTCTACCGGCAAGGCCATGACTGCCTCTCTGGTGCAGGCCGGCGCCGCCATCGCTGGAGCCTTTGTCTTCACTGACGTTATCCGCGGTCTTGGTAGCCTCTCTGAGGCGGCGACGCGTATTGATAACTCGCTGAAGGTGGCTGGACTCTCCGGCGCCGAACTGGAGCGCGTTTACGAAGGATTGTCAAAGGCGGCGATAGCCAATGGCGCGCCCATCGAGACGCTTGCTTCGCTGTACAGCAAAGCGGCGCAGGCACAGAAGGAACTTGGCGTCACCAGCGGCGAACTGCTCAACTTTACCAACAACGTTGCCTTGGCTCTCCGCGTGGCTGGTACAGACGCACAGGCCGCTAGCGGTGCCCTCTTGCAATTGGGCCAGGCGCTCGGCAGCGGCAAGGTGCAGGCCGAGGAATTCAACTCTATCCTTGAAGGCGCGCCGACGATCGCCCAGGCAGCAGCGGCTGGCTTAAAAGAGGCGGGCGGGTCTGTATCTCAGCTCAAGCAGCTGATTGTGGATGGCCGAATTTCCTCAGAGGCCTTCTTCCGCGCATTCGAAGCGGGATCCGTCACCCTCGAGCAGAAGGCTGCCAGCGCGACGTTCACAATTGCGCAGGCCACTAACAATCTCTGGACGTCCCTAACAAATGTCGTTCGCGAGTTTAATCAATCGACTGGCGCGAGCGAGCGGTTTGCTCAGGGCATTAACAATGCGGCCGGCGCCATTGATAATTTCGATGTCTCTGGTCTGATCAAGAAAATTCAGGACGCAGACGCTGCATTCAAGAACTTCCTCGCCAACAACGAGACCCTGAATTCTGTTCTCGATACCCTTAATCGTATCTCCGGTGTGACGGACGCCGCAGGCAACGTCATTAACGTTGATAAGGAGCCTGCCGAGGATGCGGTAAAGGCGCTCGAGCGGGAAGTCGAGCTGCTTCAGGCGACAATCGAAAAGAATACGAATCTAGGCTTCGATAACACCGAAGCGGTGGCTCGCCTGAATGAAGTGCTCGGCAAGCTCGCCGAAGTCAGGGCCGCAGCGGCAGCCATCCCCGACACTGTGTCGGGGTATAAGCTTGGTGAGAACGGCATCGAGGCCGTGCCAGAGTCGGGATCGACTTCTCTGGGTGGGCCAAGGACGAGAGGCGGCAAGCGAAAGAAAGCCGTCGTCAACCCAGTCTCCCTACCTGACTTCAAGCCACCACCGAGTCGTGGTGGAGGCGGAGGAGGTGGTCGCGGCCGAGGCGGGGGCGGAGGTGGCGGCGGGAGTAGCGACGATCTGCAGCGAGAAATCGAGCAGATTCGGGAGCGCACCGCAGCCATCCAGGCAGAAACCGCCGCGCAAGCTGGGCTAAACCCGCTTCTAAATGATTTCGGTTATGCCGTTGAATTCGCCGCATCGAAGCAAGATCTGCTGAATGCAGCAACGAGCGCCGGCAAAGAGATTACGCCAGAACTTGCTGCGCAGATCGACACCCTCGCAACTGGCTACGCCAATGCCTCGTCAGCGGCTGAGAAGCTGGCGGCCACGCAGGACAAGGTACGTGAGCAGGCCGAGTTCTTCGGTGATGCGTTTTACGACGCGTTCTCCGAACTCATCCCCAAGATCGAGACTGGCAACAAGGCCCTCGACAAGTTCCTGAACACCCTCATTGAGGCTGTGGCGCAGGCCGCAATTCTCGGCAAGGGGCCGTTCGGCGCACCGGGCGGAGGCGGGGGCGGAGGGCTCCTTGGCGGGTTGCTTGGGGCGATCTTCCCGTTCGCTAAAGGCGGCATTGCCGCCCACGGAAGGCCGCAGCCGCTGAAGAAATTTGCACGGGGCGGCGTTTCGAAGTCGGCAGCTATCTTCGGGGAGGCTGGGCCAGAGGCGGCAGTTCCGCTTCCTGATGGACGCAGCATTCCGGTGAAATTTCAGACGCCGTCGATTCCGAAGCGCAACAGCGCAGGCCAGCAGCAGGTTCATGTGACGGTTGGCGTGTCTGCAGACAACAACGGAAATCTTTTGCCGTTTGTCCAGTCCGTCTCGCAGAAGGAAGTCGCTACTGCGGCGCCTAAGATCGTTTCCGCGGCAAACCAGAACGTCGTTCCGACGATGGCGGCTCACCAGAAAAATAAAGCAGGAGCGGAGTGGCGCTGATGAGTTCGATTCTGCAATGGCCGCTCTGCGTGCTAACGCCGCAGAGCGCTTCTGCTGATCTCGTGCCCTTCACCCGTTCGGGCGGCAGAACGCTAGGTGGCATTGAGCCCAGCACGAGGACGGACCTCGGTTATTGGAGCATAACGTACTCCGGCATTGTGATGCAGAACCGCTCGCGGCAGGCTTGGCAGACTTGGCAGGCAATCAGACAAAAACTCGGCGGCCGCTCCGGCCTTATCGCGGTTCGCGTCCGTTCTAGCCTTTCGGCGCCGTATGTCTCCGGCAAGTTCGAGCCCGTCATCGAGACCGACCATAGCGACGACTCACCGTTTGACGACGACACGCCGTACACGCAGGGTGCCATTTCGGTCGTCACCGACGGTGTGACACCGGTAGGCGCAACGTCTATCCGCCTGCGCATCATCAACGCCGATGCCAACCTTGTTGGCGTGAAATTCAGCTACAACCACGCGCTCTACGAAACCGGACCCGTCACCAGCATAAGCGGCGACATCTGGACCGTGCCGATTTCACCGTCGGTGCGCGAGCTTATTCCTGCCGGCGCCGATCTCGAATTCGATCAGCCGACGTGCCTCTGCCACCTGGCGGAGGACCGCGGCATGGACATCGATCAAAACGCTGTCGGGAAATTCTCGTTGCCGTCGGTGAGCTTCGTCGAGGCGGTTGATTATTGGTCGAACCTCTAGGGGAGGGCTGCATGTACAAGGTTGTTGATCTTATTGAAGACGAGCGCACGACCGTAGAGAGCACCCTGAACGAGTGGGAAGCCAACGGTTACGAGCCGTTCCAAGTCATTCGGCGCGCCACCTACAGTTGGCGACTGATTTTCCGCAAGCAGGCGGACGGCTGGCGGGCAGGCGACAATGCCAATTAAATCGCTGCGCATCCTCTGCGATGCGGAGTTGCCGGAAGAGACCATTCGCGTGTGGGATGGCTCGGGCGGCAGGTTCGTAGACGGCGAGGGTAATATCTATCGGCCGGCGCAGTTCACAGAGGACGCGCTGCAGTCGATCGAGGCGGCGATAAACGGCGAGGCGTTCACGCTGGCGCTGTCGCTCATCTCGATCAGCCAATCGGCGGCCGATAGCATCTGGGATTACGACGAGACGAGCTCGGTGCAAGGATCGCCATTCGTGGTGAAACTGCAAATCCTCGACGAGGACGAGCAGCCCGACGGCGATCCGATTGTCGTGTTTACCGGCGAAATCGACAACCTCGACGTTGTTGACGAATCCAGTGCCGACGGCATTCGCTCGATGGTGAATATCGAAATCACCAACCGCTTCACGCTGCGCACTGTGACGAACGGCGCCGTTCTTTCCGACGTCGACCAACGGGCGCGCTCCGCCATCTTGAATCCATCTGCGGCAGACGACGAGTTCTGCAAGCGCGTGCCGCTGATGCGAGACATGACAATAAAATGGCCCAACTGGTAGGAGACCGAAATGGCAGAAGAAAAGACATTTGAGGAGTGGGGCTTGGGTAAAGCCCCGCTCAATTCGACGCCGCCTGAATGGCCGATACCGCTTTGGCTGGCAGAGATTATTGCTGACTCTGCCGTTCGGGAAGAGAAAGAAGTCGTTCAATCATATCCTTGGTGGGTCCGTCCGGTTGTCCGCTGGCTACGTCGCGCAACGCGGGGCTAAGCGCGCTGCGCAATTGAGGGTTGGTGCCGATTATTACGTCGATCGTTTTCTTGAGCACTAGCTCAAGCGCCTCGACCCTCTGCTGAAGTTCCTTAATTTCCATGTCCCTCTCCAACTTGCATGCACTTCAGCATGGCGACCACCATAAGTCGTGTCAACTCGCCGACTTCCTCGCCAACAACAACGCTCGCCACTGGCAGCCCGGTCACGTTGACTGCTGCATGGTTCTCGCAGACTGGGCGATCTGGCTTGGCCACGCGGATCCAGCGGCGCACCTGCGTGGCACGTACGACAGCGACAACGGCTTCCGCGCCATCATAGCGGCCCACGAGGGCGCTGTTCCGCTCGTGGCGGCCTGTGTTGCCAACATCAACGGCAAACGCGTCCGGCGGCCCGCACGTGGCGCCATCGGCGTCATCGGCAGCCCATCCAACATCCATCGCCAATTCGGCGCAATCCATGACGGCGAAGGCTGGCTTGTGCGCATGCACAGCGGCTTCGGCCGCATGACCGCGAAAACTCTAGCGGCCTGGGAAATCTGACAAGGGGGCGAGCTTGCCTGGCATTATCGACAGCATTGCGCTGATCGTGTCGTCTTTGGCGACCACGACCTTCGCCGCGAACGCCCTTTATCTCGGCACGTACGCGGCAATTACGGCGGGCCTAACGCTCGGGGCTGGTTTCATCCAAGGCGCCTTCGCATCCAAGCCGGAAGTGCCGAAGCCAGACGACGGCAGCTATAACCTGAAGCAAAGCGTGCCGTCTCTCGCGTATGTGCTCGGCAGGACCAAGAAGGGCAGCGACTACGTCTTCCTAGAGGAGAAGGGCGGCAAGGCGCACCATATCATGGTGTGGGCTGGACACCGCATACAAGGATTTGTGCAGCACTACCTGCACGACGACAAAGCTACTTTGAATGTCGATGGAGGCGTTACCGAACCCGGCCACTACGACAAGGATGGAACCAGCTTTGTCCACATAAAGACGAAGCTCGGCCTGAACGCTGAGACGGCCTATTCCGATGTCGTCACGGCATTCCCGACAATCTGGAACAACAACTGCCGCGGTGATGGGCTCGCGTCCGTCTACATGACGTGCCGCACGGTGGATCAAAAAGACTTTCTCGATGTCTATCCTAACCAGATGCCGGAGCATTCCGCGGTAGGCGACGGCGCGCTTCTCTATGACCCGCGCAAGGACAGCACGCAGGGGGGCTCCGGCTCGCACCGCACGAACAACCCGAACACATGGGAGTTCTCGACGAACCTGGCGCTGATGCGCCTATGGCACCTCTGCCACCCCGTCGGCGGCAAGATGGCCTACGAAAACATGTATCTGCCCGATTGGGTGAATGCGGCGAACGTCTGCGACCAGAACGTGACGAACCGCACTGGCGGAACTGAGAAGCGCTATCACGGCGGCTTCTGGTTTCGCGCCAGTAACGATCCGATCGAAGTCGGGCGCATCATGGACGAGGCCGCCGAGCTCGTCGTCTACGAGCGGGCAGACGGGAAGATCGGCGTTCATGCCGGCGAGTTCGTGACGCCTGACGTGCGGTTGACCGCTGAGAACGTCTACAGCATCCGCGTTGATAAGAACAAGCGCCGCGCAAACACGGTGCTTGGCGTGCGCGGTCGGTACGTCAACACGGCCAAGGACTACATCACGGAAGACGCCGCGATCTACGGCGACCCTTATGCCGTGGTCGACGACAACACGGAGCGCACGCGGACTTTCGAGAATGCGGCGATCCAGAGCCACAACCACTGCCAGCGCAAGCAGAAACTGACCTTCGTTCGCGCCAATGCAAGGCGGGTGTCGGTGGTGGCGGATTACACGGCTGACGGCGCGCGAGACATTCCGTATCGACGCTTTGTGACGTTGCACTATCCATCGCGGGGGCTGGCCGAGGCTGTTGTGGAAATCACATCCAGCGTGACGATCGACCTGCGCAACATGCGCATTTCGTTCTCGGGCATTCTGGTGGACTCGAGCCTGTACAGTTTCAACGCTGCCACGGAAGAAGGCGAGCCAGGCGAATCCGTCGAGCCCTTGCCCGATGAGGGCGTGCCGGTTCCCGTCGACTTCGCTGCAACAATCCAGACGGAAGTCGTTTCTGGTGGAGCCACGGCGGCATTCATTAACGCAACGTGGGACTTCGTCGACGACACGCTGACTTACGAACTCGAATACGACCGCACCAGCGGCTCGACGGGCGTGCAGTCGGTATTCTCAGAGGCGGGCACCACGCAGGTTCGCTCCGGCTATCTCGTCGACGGCGAAGAATACAAAGTGCGCCTAAGGGCATGGGGCGGCGGCTCCAAGTCAGAGTGGACGGCTTACATCTTCCTGACGGCTACGGCCGATCCGGTTGCGCCTGATCCGGTAAGCGCTGTCAGCGTGGATGTGTCGACGCCAGCCGAGGCGGCCTTCCAATGGACCGCGCCGAACAGCGCCAACTATTACGCCTGCCGCATCTACATCAACACGACGAACGACTTGGGAACAGCGACGCTCGCAGCGACCGAATACGGGCCGCCGAGTGCGACAGACCTTCGCGTCGTCACGTCACTAGCGGCCGGCACCTACTACGGCTGGCTGCGGTCGATCAATCCGTCTGGCGTGCCGGGTACGGCGGTCGCGACGGGCAGCTTCGTTGTGACGTAGCGGCCTGACGTAACGGCCTGAAATACCAACAACAATTGAGTTTTCAGCCCTGGCTAGCGCCAGGGCTTTTCTTTTTATGGAGAAGACATGGCGACCGCAGCAACCGTGTTTCGCGATTATGAAACTGATGGCGTACCGGCCTCCGGCAGCCACAAAGTCAAGAAGTCTGACGTTCGGCAACTGCTGGGCGAATACGAGTCCACCATTAACGCCTTTCTGTCGAACGGCGGCCTGATCTATTCCAGCAAGGCGGCTATGGACGCCGACTTGGCCCACGGCGCCAACTCTTCGGCGTGGGTTATCGGCGATGCGACCGTCGCCAACAACGGCATTTACCGGAAGATCGGCGCGTCTGGGGTTGGCTCGTGGACTCGCGTTGCGGATCTCCCGTTCAGCTTCATCATCGCGAGCGATGCCGGCGCAGGCACGCCGAATGCCATCCAGGCGACGACTTCGATACCAGTCAGCGCGTCTGCGCTGATCTGGATGAACGTTTTCGAGGCAAACACCTCATCGCCCGTCACGGTCTCCTTCAACGGCGGGTCCGCGCTGACGATCAAGACGAACAGCGGCAACAACGTCACTGCTGGCGGACTGGCCGCCGGCATGATCGTCATGGGCATTGTCTCTGGCAGCACTTTCCGACTGGTGAGTGATCAGGCGAGCGCGGCGATTGTCGCCGCCGCAGAAGACGCAGCAGATCGCGCTGAAGCCGCAGCCGCTCTGGCGGGGGCAGGCCAGCACTACCCCGAACTCTTCCCGAGTTGGAACGCGAGCAACGCGGCTGCAGCCATTGTTGCGGCGTGCAATGCCGCGATCGCCGGAGACGGACAGGTCTGCCTTACAGCAGGCAAGACGTACAACGTTACGCAGGTCGCCATTCCGGCAGGGGTAACGTTCCGGGCCAAGGGGGCCGTCGTCAGAGTAGCTGGCTCCCTGACCGGCTCCAACATCGACGTCACCATCGGCAATGATTGCGTTTTTGACGAGCTGGTCATTAGCTCGCCAGGCACGGAGACAAACTCCGACATTCTGCGCATCGGCGACCGCGTTCGTATAGATTATCTGGAGGTCTCTGCCGACACACAGCGCGGCGGCGGCGGTATCGTCTCCGAAGGAGACCACGTCCACATCGGCTATGTGAAGACGGTCAATATTGATCGGCCTGTTCACTTGTGGAACACCAATGTCGACTTCGTGAAGACCGGGAATCATATCGGCTTTCTCGAGTGCGACAGCTATGTGCGCGCTTTCAGGGGAACGTTCGTATCTGGAGTTGTCGGCGGCATACGCGCCACGACCAGGAGCCCAAATGCGAGTAAGTCTCCTGGGCACAATGCCTTTCTTATTGTCGGCTGCCCCGATTTGGAAATTGGCGACGTTTGGGCGGAAGACACTGGCGAGCACGTCGGGCGCGTAGGCGCTTCCGAGGATCCATCGCCGGCCAATCTCTTCCCGAACCCGGAAAACGTCGCAGGCTGGAGCACAATAACGTCAGCGACGATTACCTCTGACGCGTCGCTCGCGCCTGACGGCACAATGACGGCAGACAGGGTCACAAAGGCCGGCGTCGCATCTGACAGCCCTAACAACAGCGTTACGGTTACGGCAGCCGCCCACACGTTCTCCGCCTATCTGAAGCACATTTCGGGGTCTGGCTGGATTCGAATGCGCTGCAGCAGCTCGAACGCATCATTTTGGGTCAACGCCCAGACCGGGGCCATAGGCTCTGTTCAGGCGGGCTGGTCAAACGTTGTGATGACGGATATCGGCGATGGATGGTACCGAGCTTCGGGCACCATCACCACCACGGCCGGCGCAGTGACATTTGGGACCATACCCGTAACTGGGAGCGGTAGCAGCACTGCCGATACCGGCGCGTCCGATGTCTGGGGCGTCAATGTCGAATTGGGCAGCACTCGCACGCCCTATCTCGCAAGGACGAGACGCCTGAAGATCGGCCGCATCTTCGGCATCCGATCTGGCGGTTGCGTCTTGAAGTGCAATCCGACTATGCAGATCGAACCAGGCGTTACGGAAAAGGCATATGATTGCACCGTGGCGGGCGTCTTCGGCGTCGATGTGGGCGAGGGATCGCCAGAAGGCAACGAAGAACTCATTCGTTTGACGCATGCCTTTGGGTGGAAGATCGGGCCGTCGTATGCGTTCAGGTCTGATTTCACAACGACGGCGCAAAGCCTCGTGCGTGTGAATGACATCAACGACGTAACCATTGAGTCCGTCGGAGGCGATAATTCGGCCTCTGGCTCAATCATCATTGACGGGACCAGCGACATTGATGCGGGTACGTTCGGCGGCGATATTGTTGATTTCCACGTTTTGAGCCTGACGGGCCAGACAAGTGGCAACGACAGCATTGGCGTCGACACAACTTTCAACCTGAACCGCGTCAGCATCCATTGTGACAACCATCACGGCTTCGCGGTCAATTTCCTCCGATGGAACGCCGGCGCCCTGATTGGTCCTTTCAGCGTAAGCGGCACGGTTGCCGGCTCAGTCGCTCCCGCATTCGTCACGCCGCCAAGCAGTGACAATTTCACCATTGATCTGCAATGGCAGAACAAGACGGTGGAAGGTCGGGCGACAGGCGCACGGTTCACTGCTACGCGGGAAATCATCGGCGCTCTGTTCTCATCTGCAAGCCAGGCACCCTCCGGGCTCTTCCTTAACAACGCCAGAGGCACGCCGGGGGCCGGTACCTACGGCGTGGCGATCGAATGGTCTCGTCTTGGGTCAAGCCGTCGCGGCGCTGCCATCGTCTCCAAGCAGGGGTCTGCCGATGACAAAGAGGTGGATATTGCCTTTTTGGTTGGCGATAGCTCGACGACAACCAACGAAGCCCTCCTCGAGGCAATGATCCTTCGGTACACTGGCAGGCCCAGCTTCCCCGTGCTGCCGACGTTGACGGCGTATGCGGACAACGCCGCAGCGACAGCGGGAGGACTGGCAGTCGGGGAAATCTATCGGACATCGACAGGGATGCTAGCAGTCCGCATTTAGCGCGACGGGCGCGGCTTCGGTCGCGCTCACGCCCTTTTCCTGCGCCTCTCAGAGGTTTCGGACCCAGCTCATTTAGGCACGCGGCAAGAGGTCAGCTGCTTCCGGTGCAGAATCGCTTAGTTGCAGTAGGGAGTGATGGAGGCCGAGGAATTCCCTGGGGTTGATGCCTTCTATGCGGAATTCGGTTGTGAGAAGGTCAACCGTTGCTAGATCTATGAGGTATTTATCTGAGCGAGGTCCGTCGACCTCTAGAAAATAGCGACGAAGAGCTCCGTTCTCATCCCATGAAAGAGTCGAGGGATTAAAATCCATCCTCGTTGTTTGCTCAGTTCGCTCAGAACTCAAATTCTCTGTCCGACGGTCGATAGTCGCGCCGAAACTGATCTTCCCATGGGTCGAAACGTTCGTGCTCTGATCTTTCTGAAGGGCTTTGCTTTGGCTCGTCATCGCGGTGCTCGCGTTCAATATCCATCGTGGGAAACCTCTGAATTTTCGCGGCTCGCCTCCTATCTCGAATGGAGCGTTGACGCTACCCCTGAATTGGTGTCCGCTTAATTACACCGATGGGAAGTTGTAGAATCGCTACACTGGAAATTCCCGCATCGACGTGTTGAAGCCATTCCACGTGGGGAAATGAGGTGCAGGATTGAAGACAACCCTAGAATGAGTTATCGGTGTGGCGGCCACAAGAGAGGGTATTATGGGCGCCAACATAACGATTAACTCCATCTACAATTTCAACTCCGGTTATCCAGATTTTAGCACCATCTACTACGCCGAATCGTATTATCGCAACTCATCGGTTTTCCGTGCGAGTTACGATACGGGCGAGGTGGAAGAGTTCCGCGGCAGCGGGTTTCGCTATGACGGCGATGGGGTTCCTAACGCCGGTACGGTGACCAGCTATTCGCTCTCCTACGACGGAAGAGTCGAGGTGAGTATCACGGGATTGTCAATCGCAGCAGCATCGATCGTTGCGGTAGCAGAAACCTACAGCATCGACGACGACGCCGCCTTGATCGCCCGAGCCCTCACTGGGCATGACACCTTCAGTGGCGGCAGTGGCTCCGACACCTTCAACGGACAAGCCGGCAATGATGTGTTGAAGGGCAATTTTGGAAGGGACACACTCATCGGTGGGCGGGGAAACGACATTCTGCACGGGGGACGCGACCAAGACTTCCTAACGGGTGGTTCTGGCACCGATACATTCATCTATCATTCGGTGAAGGAATCCCGTGCAAACGACTACGAGCGCGATGTTTTCTATGGCTTCACCGCTGGGGATAAGATCGATCTGTCCGCGATAGACTCCAACAACACGACGAGAACAAACAACACATTCGACTTCATTGGCGAGTTGGACTTCACAGGCCGGCCTGGGCAGCTTCGCTATGAGAAGACTGGGTATGGAACCGAGATCTATGCCGACATCAATGGCGACAAAGTTGCCGACATGTCGATTTACCTCGACAGTGTGATGACGCTCGATAAGGGCTTCTTTGTCCTCTGACGGACTGGCGACTACTCCTATAGCCCCGCTTCGGCGGGGTTTTCTTTTCCAAGGAATCCAAATGACCATCACGACCACGTCACCGCGTGCCTTGAATGGCCGCAAATGCAAAGAAATTGCAGTAGCTATCGCCGCATGGACCGATGAGGAAGTCGCGACGGAGATCGCGAGCTTCCGGTCAGATGCTCCGCGACGGCTTCACGACAAGTGGTTTCCCATCGCCATGAACGAGGCAACGCGGCGCGGAATCCCGCTTAATCTTGGTCCCTGAGCTTGGGATTGAAATCATCTGGGGATTTATAATCGCCGTGCATTTCACTCACCACAGCCTGCAAGTTCAGGTCGGCAAGCCGCGGTTCTAGATTGTAACCAGGGGCATCGACGAAGCGAGCTTTGGCCTTGGCTTCGATGTCGCCAAATGGCGCATTCGCCAGTAGTCCCGCTGAACGCAGTATCTCGGTGTGGAAGACGCCTCTGATCATGTCCTGGTTTGCCAAGCGCATGAGCGCTAGGTGCCAAAAGCCGACTTGCTCGCGTTTGCGCGCCTCTTCTAGGCGCTGCACGTGCGCTTCGAGCGCCTCTATTCTTTTCAATGCGCTCGCAAGGGCGTTCTCAATATCACTCATCCGAATCTCTCCGTTTCCCATTGATGAGTGAATCAGACTCTCAACCGAAAGTCGAGCCGCACCAGTAGTTGCCCGCACGCGCGCCGCTGCGGTCCCTGCGAGGACATCATGACAGTGAAAGCCACCTCAGAACGTGGGCGCGCCTTTATGCGTGGCCACCCGCGCCACTAACCACCACCACATCGCAGGAGACACTATGGACCGCGCGAAATTCTTCGCGTCGGTGCGCTCACCCCTGTTCGCCGGAAAGATGTCCGACGCACAGGTGAGGGGCATCGACGCAATTCTTGACGAGGCAGAGCGCCGCGGCACCCCTCTGAAGCACCTGGCCTATATGCTTGCAACCGCCTTTCTCGAGACGGCCAGAACGATGCAGCCGATCGCCGAGTACGGCAAGGGCGCTGGCCGCAAGTACGGCGTCAAAGGTAAGTACGGGCAGGTTCCCTACGGGCGCGGCTATGTCCAGCTGACGTGGGACTCGAACTACGAGCGCGCAGATAAGGAGCTTGGCCTGAAAGGCGCGCTGCTGCGCAATTTCAATCTCGCCATGCGGCAGGACATCGCGGCCAAAATCATGTTTGAAGGCATGGCCGCAGGATGGTTCACCGGCAAACGGCTTGCTGATTACATCGTCGGCGACAAGGCCGATTACGTCGGCGCGCAGGATCATCAACGGCACGGATAAGGCCAAGACGATCGCCGGACACGCCGCCGTGTTCGAGGCGGCGCTGAAGGCGGGCGACTACGGCACGCGCGCCGTTGTTCCGGCCTCCGGCGGCTTCTGGGCTGCACTCGGCCGCTTCCTGCTAGCGCTCATCAAGGGGGGCAAGAAATGACCGTCTGGATTCGCATTGCGCTCTACATGGTCGCGGGGTGGCTTTACGGCTCCGGCTACATCGGCGAAGAGGTAAAGTCGCTCATCACCGACGATCCGGCCATCGCAGCCTCTATCGAGGCGGGCATTGTTGCAGCTATCGGCGCCGTTCCCGTCGCGTGGTGGCAGTGGGCCAAGAAGATGGGGCGGCCGACGTGATCTTATTGGCGGCAATCTGGTCCCGTTTTTCTGGCTGGCTAACAACTGCCAGCGTTGCGCTCGCGATCGTCGCGGGCGCTTTCTTTTACGGACGCTCCAGCGGCAAGGCTGATGCCAAGGCGGAGCAGGCTAAGGCAAACGCAAAAGCTATAAAACAGGCGAGGGGCGTCGAAGATGAAGTTCAAAACATGGGGGATGGCGACGTTGATCGCGCTATCTCTAAGTGGCTGCGTGACGCAGGGTAACTACTGCGACATTGCGCGCGCCGTTCGGCCGTCCGTCGAAGACAAGATGACGGAAGGAACCAAGCGCCAGATCCTGGCGGAGAACTCCAAGCTGGAGAAGCTTTGCGGGGTGAAGCCGTGACCGGCGCCGAGATTATGTATGCCGTCGGTTTCTTCGTCGGTGTGTTCGGCGCGATCTTCGGCGTGTGGAAGTTTGTCGACGGAAAAATAGGAGCGGTACGCGATGAGCTATCTGCTCATCGTTTGCATGTTGCCGAATCCTACGTCACGAAGGCGGGAATGCAGGAGCAGACCGCGCAAATTATGCGCGCGATCGAGGGTGTCGGCAATCGAATCGACGCTTTCGGGGAGCGACTAGACAGGGTTTTCGAGCAGCGCACGTCGGGTAGGCGGGCAGGGTAGAATCGGTGCTTCCACTAGATCGACTCGAAAGGACAATCCGATGTGGACAACTGCGCTTCCAGCGCCCGCCTGGGGCGGTCCCGATTGTTCCCCGCCAACCGCCGTGTTCAGGACGAGCAGTTTCCTTTGACGCGACGATCAACAGTTTTGCGCGTGATCTATCAATGTGGGGCGTTCGCGTTCGACGGAAGGCGCCGTGAGCGCCTTCCAGTCGTGCTTATGTTTCGTGCAAAATTGTCGTATGCAGTCGAACGTGTCATCGCTGTGAATTGCTCGGGCCGCACAGGCTAGGAGCCTATCGTTGTTCTCGATCGATGCGAGAATATCCATCATGAATCTTGTTGCGATTTTACCGGTGTTGCCACCGAATTGACCGTCAAGATAAATCGCGCATGAGACTTCGATTTCATTTAAAAGGCCGCAGGTGGCGGTATACAGGCCGTCTTCATCTGTCTCTGCTACTTTATCAATCTCACGTTTGATGTTTGAGAAGACGGTTACGGCGGCAGATGAAGATGCTGTAATTCTTGCTCGGCGTACCTGATACCCTGCGTACGCCAGTGCCGCAATGGTAGCTAAGTCCGCGGCAATACCCAGCACACCCGCCCAGGTCCACGCAGAATCGGCCACGATCAGCCTGAACTCTTGTCTTTCCCACCAGATCCGCCAGAACCCGGTTTGGGCGCGCCAGCACCAGATAGTTTATTGTCGAGATAGCTCGTGGTGAGCGACTTCTCGATTCTTTCCTCATTGATCTGCGGCAGGCGCGTGTCGGTTGGCTTGATCGTTTTGTTGTCTGGCTTCGACATGGCTGGTCCCCTAATACGCACAGAATGTAAAACGCCGATCTCGCCACTTGCAAGGTGCAAACGCGCTACTCCCCATCCATCTCAGAAAAAGACAGGCCCAGCCGCCGCAGGCCGTTCCACAAGATCATAAAAACAAACCACCAGCGCGGCCAATGCTGCGGTGTCGCGCCCATTAGGCCCGCTACCTTAATCGGTGGCGGGCCTTTTTTGTTTTCTGCTGCACTCGGCCGCCGCGCAAATGGAAGCAGCCTTACGACGACTGGCCCACTGGCGGTGGCGACAGCTTTTCGCTATCTAGTTGTTGCATTTTGAGGGAGGATCATCGGTGGCTGGGCAGGACTACAAAGTCGTATTCGGGGCGCTGTTGTTGGTCGGCGCATATTGGTACTTTACCTCAGGACCAGACGCTGAGAGTCCCCGCGCAAACGCATCCGTCGAAAGCGCCTCTCCAAACGCCGTCGACTCGTACGCTGAACTCGCGGGGGAGAGTTCCAATCTGACGCCGGATACGACTGGCACCATTGCAGCGAAGGTGCGTGTTTGCGCCGATCCCGATATCATAGGGGCGTCGTTTCGTGCACTTAGCGGAGGTGATGCCGCTGAAAGCGAACGACTGATGGATCCATACAAATGCAAATGGGTCACGCCGGGGATGAAGGTCCGGCTCACTGGCCAAAAACGACTCATCCAATTGAGTGACTCACCAGACGACACGATAGGCTTCTGGGAGTTTGAAGCGCCCGACGGTCAGCTTTACTGGACCTCAGAGGTTTCTTTCAAGTAGCAATCATTTACGTGTTTCGGACGTGCAGTCGTCAACAGACGACTGGCAGTTGCCCGCTCACTTCGAGCCTCGCAAGGTAGTCGAAATTCACCGCGCCAATCGCCTGCGCCACGCGCACGGCCCTGCGCGAGACCACCGAGCAGGTTATGGCGGCGATCGGCGGAGTAAAGGACGTCGTCGACAACATGGCGCTACGCGTCGATCGCATTGTTGAGAACCAGGCAAAATTAAGAACTCAGTCAACTATCTGACACTCGACGTTGCCTTGATCACGCAGGGGCCTTGTGCCGAACAGCGACTTTACAAACACTCTTTGTGGGACCTAAATTAGCGATCAACCAAATAGAGGGGCAATTGTATGTTGCGGATCCTGGGGAAACTGATCGCGATAATGTTTACTAGCGGGGCAGTAACAGTTGCATTCTCACAAGCCGCCGATTTGCCGATTGTCCCCGCGACTTGCCCAATAGTCGACCTCGAACAACAAACCGATTGCCAGATCGCGAAAGCAATTGGCAACCACCAACTGAGGACACTAGAGCGTTATCTTGCCCTTCCTCAGGCTAACCCAAATCGAAAAACGCACTATTGCGGCGGGTACACTTACTTTGGCTGTGCAGCGACCGCCGACTTCCGTGACGCTTTTGAAGTGCTCGTCAGGGAGGGGGGCGATCCAAACGTTAGACGGGACTCGGACTCCGTTCCACTGTCAGTGATGATACTGAACATATATGCTACGCAACACCGGAATGTGGCTCCCGCGATAAACATATTCGACACGCTCATAGCGGGCGGCCTTGACCCAAATGCAATCGGTGCCAACAATAGAGATTGGCGAGACATGCCTGTATTGGTTCAATTAATGCGGTTCTGTATAATTGATGATCTAGCGGTTCGGTCGATCGTCAAGAAGTTGGTTTCGGCCGGTGCCTCCGCAAGACATCGTTCGGCAGGTGGCATGAGTTTTCTCCATTGGGTAACCCAACCCGGTGAGACTCGCGGCGGCACAGACTCACCTTGTATGTTCAACATGTTGGATCTACTGGGTTACGCCAATGTTACAAAATCCAGCCTCGAGGCAGACCAGCTATATACAGATGATTTCGGCGCGACATTGATCGATTACTCGATGACGTTTACCGGCCCAAGCCGGCGGCCTCCCTCAAATAGAATGTGCCTCTATTTGTCGGAGGCGTCCATGGGCCGGTCGCACGGCATGGCTAGGTATCTGGCATCAAAAGACCAGGCTTTCGCTGCGGAGTACCAGAGCAAACAAGGTCGCTTTGGCACTTTCATCGAATGCAGCATTGGCCGGCGTCGTGCACGCCTGCTCTAGCCGAGGCTTGCACGCGTAGATTCATGCCGACCATCGTCCCAATTCAGGGGAGTTCGACCACCGATTGATTGTTCTTCTTTTGTTCTTACATTATCTCATCGGCATGGTCGAGACAATTGGCGAAGCTTTCAGCCTCGGATGGCAACTCAAAGCGCGATGCGCGTTCGGCAACCGCGAAGGGATGAAGTCCGTTCGGCAATGCACGTGGTCCTATGATCTCGACATGCTGACGCTCGTCGCAACGCGGGGCAGGGACTTCCCGCTGGCGCTGCTCGCCAGCCGCCTCCGCTGCCCTCGCTGTGGATCGAGAAGGGTGGCCGTCGTGTTCATGCCGCCTTCGGAGGGCGATACGCGGCGAGGGGCTGCATGATACTCCGGCGTGCTAGCCCGTTTGTGCAGCTATTGCCGATGTGCTCGCAGCACTACTATCGCCTAGTCGTGGCAAGAAGAACATCGAAGAAGAAGCCTCCTGACCTTCCACCGCTGGACCCGATGCCAGCGCGCATCGATCCTTGTCTCGCCACGCTCGTCGACAAGCCCCCGAAGGGGCAGGATTGGGCCTACGAGGTGAAATGGGACGGGTACCGGCTGGCCGTGCATATCGAGCCTGGCCGGGTGAGGGTCCTCACGCGCGGCGGCTACGACTGGACCGAGCGCTTCCCGTCGATCGTCGATGACGCGCGGCGACTCGCCGTGCAGACCGCTATCCTCGATGGCGAGGCAGTCGTTCTCGATGAGCATGGCCGATCTGATTTCGGCATGTTGCAGCGGGCGCTCGGCCGCCTGCCGTCCGCAATCGAGGCCGGGGCGATCGTTTTCCTCTCCTTCGATCTTCTCTATCTCGACGGCCGCGATCTTCGCCGCCTGCCGCTGCGCGAGCGCAGACGGCTTCTGGAACCGCTGGTCGCCGGCCGCGAGGGCGCGGTTCGGTTATCCGAAGAGGTCGATGCGGACGGGGCGGAATTCCTCCGCGTTGCCTGCGCGCACGGCCTCGAAGGCATCATCGCCAAGCACGTCGAGAAGCCATATCGCTCGGGCCGAGGGGAATGGTGGCAGAAGATCACCTGCAAGCGGCGCGATAGCTTCGTGATCGTCGGATACGAGCCGTCAACCATGCCTGGTCATCTCGGTCGGCTGCTATTGGCGGCACGGAAGGGGGACGAACTCGTCTATGTCGGCGGCTGCGGCACTGGCTGGTCAAACCAGCTTTCGCGCGAGCTGCGGCAGTTGCTCGAAGGGATGGCGACGAAAACGCCGGCAGTGGTCCTGAGGAGGAAAGGCGCCGTCTTTGTCGAGCCTGTGCTGGTCGCCGAGGTCGAGTATCGCGCCTGGACGGATGACGGGAAGCTTCGGCACGCCTCGTTCAAGGGGATCAGGGAGAAGGCGGATGATGAAGGGGTGTTTCTAATAACGTGACGCGAATGGCCTAGTGCCCGTGGGGCAACGCATTCCCCCTCGTCTCGCTGCCCTCGTCCAACTCTCGGAACGGCAGAAAACCATACTGCTCCAGCCATTCGCGCATGATCAGGCGGATCATCTCTTGTCGCGTCATCTCAAGCTCTTTGCAGGCGGTAGCGAGCGCCAGCTCAACGTCATTGTCAAAGGTCATCTTCGACCTCCCTAACGCAGTACAACCAAGAGGATTTAGGGTCTCACAACGCGGGTCGCAGTCAAGGATTAGAGGCGCCGCCCAAAGTGGGTACTGCTCTAGCGCAATACGACTGGGTTTGTGCCGTGGCATCCCGCGATAGTCGCTGCCCCAACTTCGTTGAACGTGACGCTCCTTGGAAAGACACGGAAACCCGCGGCATGCTTCGTTCAACGAGATCAGGGAGCGGGAGGATGATGGCTGAGACTTATCACCTCCAGTTGTAACGATGAACTTACCACTTTATCGGGCACACCTGGTCTTTACCCCAATAGCCCACGACACAAGCGCAGACCTCGACTGAGATCTCTTGAGCGGTCGTGGGGGTTAACTCATCCACGAGTTTCATGGGTGACCAGACGTAGCCGCGTTGTACCGCGGAGTAACCAAGGCACTTCACCGTATTGTACTGAATGTCCGCCTTGTCGCGGTTCGACCAGAGGAACCAAATGAAGCTCGTTACTCTGCGCGTGCAGTCTGGATAAAGTTCACATGCCCTCGTCATGCCCGCTTCCAAATAGTCGACCAAGCCGCGAAAAGACAACTCCGCAGAGGCCGGACTAGCAGAGAGAGTCAACGCGAGCGCGGCGGCTTGGATCGATTTTGAGTTCATGACGTGTCCCAAGTAGCGCGGGAATGGGATCAGACTTTTCGGCGCGGCAACTCGCTCTTCGGGGGCTGGTCTTCTCTCGCTTTTCGAAGAGAGCGCTTGCTAACCGGCCGCTGGTCCGACCAGTCCGGGGGCATGTCGCGGAGGACGAGGTGCTCCGGTCCATTGTAAAGAACTCTTGCGATGCCGACTTGAGATCGAGGCCAAGGAAAATGAGATGGTCGGCTCGCTTTTCCACCGGGCGGAACATAGGGTTGCCGCTCGTCGCTGTTGCCTTAATCTGCACCGATCGGCCGTCTTTCGCGTAGGCGTCTATGCCGTGATCGTTAGAGGCCGACAGCTCGATGTCAAAAAGCTCACACGCGACTGCTTCCCCGATGTCGCCGATCAGCTTGCCATCCAACGTGAACGTGCGCCGACTTGCCTCGTAATGTTTAACTACCGCTTGATGCGCTTCGACCAAACGAAGAATGACATCTGGCAACTTGAATTCCGATTCCCCACAATCCTTCATGACACCTTCCGCCACACCCTTTTTACTGCGCTCGCTACTTACATCCCTTCGCCTTAATCGACGACTCTATCGCGTTCACCTTGCCCTTCGACACGGCGACCTGGCCTTCCTTGTCTCCGCCAAAGGTGCTGGACGCAGGTACCCCGACCAAGAAGACGCCGATCGCGTCGCCAGTCGCCGCTTGGTTCTGCTGCTTCGAAACAGCAGCAAGATTGGCCTGCTCCTTCATGAGCTCTTGCGCCAGGCCCTGACAGCTCTGGTTGCTATAAGCCGCCATGGGGATATCGACCGGCACGATTGCGTCAGGACGCTTTGCGCAGGAAGTCACTGCCAGCGCGGACGCCAGCACGATCATACGGAATTTCATGTAATGCCCCTCAAAGAAGAAAGTTAGCCCACGCGCAACTAAGCATGGCTGCGCGCTATGGGGAAGGGGAGATCGGTTGTTGTTCCACAGGTGGGTTAGGTCAACGCGATTCTCGTGCTGCTCGCCGCAAGTCGCGCTCATGACGCCATCTTTGCAAGCCAGTTTCAGCCTGCTTCTCGCGAACATCGAGGCCGCTGATCTCGTCGAGTTTTGCATCGATCGCGCGCTTGTCCCACTTCCGCGTGCCGGGGATTGCCGGCGGCATCTTGTGGCTCGCCACCCACATCGAGAAGCACGTGGGCGAGATTCCGCAATAGGCGGCCGCCTCTTTGCGGCCGATGAGGCGAGCGGAGTCACTCACCGCCAGCCCTCCTGGCGCGGCGTTGAGACTTCCACATGCCCAAGTTCTCTTTTCCGTCGGGCGCTACCGCGGCGTAGCCGGCGGTGATGCCGAAATATCCTTCGTAGAACTTTCGAACGAGCGGCACTGGTCTGCCGTCGTGAAGCGGGTCAATCCGGGGAAAGCCCTTCTTTTCGAGTTGCGGAATGACCGTTTTCACCCACATGGATGCGCGTTCCTTGCCGACGATCGCCACGGCCAGTTCTTTGTCGGTGGCGAAGAGCGGAAGTTGGGAAAGAAGATCAATCTTCATTGGCGGCGCTTCCGCATTTTCTGCGTGAGCTGCTGTAGTGATCGCTCAAGCCGCACATCAGACAGGAACCCTTTCACGCTAATGGCGCGCCCTCGTGAGCTCGTCGGCGTTGCCCGCTGAGCCTGCCAGATATCGAGCAGATCACGCTCGCTGAAAAAGTACTCCCGGCCGATCATGGAGCACGCCCCCAGATCGCGGCCGAGCTTGATCATCGTCCGCCGGGATACGCGCAAACGTTCGGCTGCTTCGTCAGTTGTGTAAACGGCGTCGAGGGGAATCGTTGGGGGCATAAGCACCTCTCTCACTCACGTTTCAACGTTGCCACCGAAAAAGATTCCGGTAGCAGGTTCGCCCTTTTTGTGGTGAGAGGCCGGGTCGCCTTAGCGGTTGGTGAGGCCGCGAAATGGAAGCTATTTGCACGAGATTTTGCGGTCAAGCGTCAGTGCAACGTTTGCACAGGGCCTTCTAGAAAAGTGCGAATTCCGTCCCGCTGTACGATGGCTAAAAATTCTTCGTACGCTTCTTGATCAGTATCAAAGGTGTCATTCCAAACCGTCGTGTTCCCATCCTCGTCGACCACCTCAAGCGTCCAGTCGTGGTTGGTGCCCGCAACGCGGTAAATGCGCAGAGACAAAGATACTTCATCGTCGACGAACTCGCCGGAGAAGTCTGAGAACTCGTATTGCTGTTCGGATTCGGTCATTCGGCTTTATAGCACGCGGAGCGCGGCAGGGCGATCGTGTGCGCTGAGCCTACTCGTCCGTCTGTACCCACCACTGGTCATGTTCATGCACGGACTTTGCACATCTGATCGCGTCGATGCGCGCAGCCGCCTTGGTCGAATACATCTTTTTCTCACCCGACGCCCAGTGCTCGACCACCCAACGGCACTTATACCCACTGGCGCGTTCGTCGCCAGTCAGGCGGCCATCCCATAGGACAAACTTACCGTTTGGATGCTCGTCGATTAGCGCGATGAATCCAGGGTCACGAAGAGTTGGGACTTCCATTGTTTACTCCTTCTCGCTCCCGCGCAGCCGCACGCCTGGTCCGCCGTCTCCTGAATACGGGCCATCCAGAAACAGTACGCCGTGATCGTAAAGGACACGGACAACAGCTGCGATGTTGTTCGCCATGCCCGTTAGCGGACCGTCGCTGGCTTCCATCCGCCTGAGTGTTGGTGCGGAAATGCTTGCCAGTGTGGCCAGATCGGCTTGACCTAAGCCCGCTAAAGCGCGGGCAGCAGCAAGCTGCCTGCCTGTTATCTGATTAATTTCGCTCATCGTGATTATTTTCGCTTGACAAAGAGTTCATCGTGATCGATTTTTACATCATTGAGCGATTTTAATCAACGAGGAGCCTACAAATGACCGTCCACATGCGTACTGAGGAATTCAAGCCCAACAGAACTGCCTTGCCGCGCAGTTTGGTAAGAAGAAGACCGATCTGCCGCACACAGTCTGTAGCGGTAGCGAACGACGCGCTGCTCGATGTCGACATAATCGAAGTCGACGGTATCAGAGTTCTCGACACTGATGCGGCTCGAATCGAACACGCAAAGAACGTGGCGACGCCGCATCAATTCGAAGTCGGCGATCTCGTCGACCTCCACCTTGCCGCTCGCGGTCACTTCGGAGCCATTGTCCTCGAGCGCCACCTTTTCGCCCCTGGCCCAAACGGCGGTCGTGCCGTGACATTGCTGTTTGTCGATGGCGGGCCGCACCTCATCACGCTCTCAGAGCGGTATTTGAAACTGATCGAATACTGGTACTGGACCGAGGAAGAGGTGGCTCTCTTTCTCTCGTCACTGGCCCAACGCCGCTCTACCATGTGAGGGCGCCACTCCTTTGGAGGCAGCGATGGACACGCGGGCTGCAAGGTATTTCAGGTGGCTGCTGTTCTGGCAGCAACAAGGACGCTGCTGTTACTGCGGCGAGTACGTGGTGCTGACATACCGGCCCTACGACGCTGCGCGGCCATACGCAGCCACACTTGAACACCTGCACCGCCGCGCTGATGGCGGCACGGGCCATCCGTCCAACCTGGCCATGGCATGCAAGCGCTGTAACAATACGCGCGGACCCCGCGACTGGCTTAGCTATGCGTCATGGCGACGCGACGAATTTTAGCCCGACTAGATTTTCAGTTGCCCGTGGCCGGCGCGGCCACCACCTGCGCCAACACCAGCAGCGCGCCGGCCGGTTAATTGCCTAAACCGGGTCTTCTGTTACCCGCCAGCAAGTCCGACCGACATAAAGTAGGAGAGGGTGCTTTCAATCCATTCGGCACCTGGAAGCTTCGCGATTACTACTCCGAATCCCACGCACGACCCAACGATCAGCCCTAAGACTGCCCTGGCAATCGCCTTTCTTCCCTCCTTCACAACCTCATTCTTTACTTCGATCAGTTGGGCGGCGATTAGCGACCAAATGTTTTCGAGCGTCCGGCCGAGGGCAAGGATGGAGCGTCCGTCAGGGTTCTCCATGTTTTCGGCATGGTCGGCAACGTTGTTCAATGCGGCGGGCACCGAAGGTGAGGCTTGATCGCTATTTATTTCAAAGTGCCGCGCGAGGGTCCGCGCCGTCGCAACGAGCTCGCTTACGCTCTCGCGATCAATCTCGGCCTTTGCAGCGTTCTCCGTAAAGAGACGCCAATCAGGAAACTGTGCAAGGTAGGTGGAGACACCTGCCAAGTGTGCCTTTACAAGCCCGAAAAGTGTCGAAGAGAGCTCTTCTGAACTGGACGCAAGGAGTTGCGTGCATGTCTGCGCTTCCATCCCAACCTGTATGATGTTGCGGTTCCACGCCAACCTGGTCTGGACCTGAGCGAATGTTTCTATCAGGCGAGGAGGACAGTTCGAGCTGCGCAGATCGGCCAAAATCCGCTCGCCTTGTTCGAGTAGCAGCTCTCGTGCTGCTTCAGCCAAAGCAGTCTCATGATCCGAAGCCCTGACTGGCTGGTCAATCACTATGATCCTGTCGACTTCGACCTCAAATTGATAAGCCGCGATTTTTTGGCCGGGAATTAGCTGAGCAACGTCCTCGGCGGTTAACTGGCCAAGGCCGATTTGGATGCCCGCGGCGATATTTGAGAGCGCATCACAGTCCCTTTCAAGCGCTTGCCGTAAAGTCGTCCTGTCGACGCCCGAATAGATCATTCTTCGATCGAGAAACGGATCAGCGGCAAAAGAACGTACCGACTGGATATCCTGCCGCATGCGATCAACAGCATCTGTCTTGAGTATGCTCGGACGTGATTCGTAAGTCGCAATCCTGTCCCTGAGCCGTGCTAGTGAAGCTTTGAGTTTGGGGAAGTCAGCCCAATCGTCGACATGTTCGATGTACTTGTCGACCCGGTCTACACGCGTCTGCATTGTGCCGAGCAGGTTGATTATGCGCTGAAATGCCATCCTCGCTCCGACGGATCGACTGTTTTGTTGCAATCTAAGGGTAAAAGGAGGCGATCACCAACGACGAAATATCGTTGGTGCACAATTCACAATCTTATCCGGAAAAATGACTGGTTCTGCAGAAGCCGAAGCGAAGGCCGCCGGTGGCGGAGGCGAGAACTGACGTCGGCCTCAATGCGCCGAACCAGATCTCCTTTTGATATACAGCAGGTTCAGAAGGTCGACGAGGTCGTCGGCCTGCTCGAGCTCCAGCCCGACTTGCTCGACCTCATTCACTTCAGCCGGCAGGCCGCTGAAGATGTCGAACACCGTCCAGGTGCCGTCTGCTTCCTGACGCAGATCGTAGCGATTCTCTGCCATAGCTGGTTGCCTCAGTACCGTTAGGTAAACGGTTATGATAGCTGCCCTTACAATCCTAAAAAGGCAATAAAAACAAAGAGGCATGGCGGAAGAGGTGGGATTCGAACCCACGGTGCGCTTTCACGCACGCCGGTTTTCAAGACCGGTGCCTTAAACCGCTCGGCCACTCTTCCGGGTGATTGCGGAGCTTCGTGAAATTCGTTTCCGAG